CAACAATACAAAGAAATGATCGAATAGATTTCAAATTTGAATTTGTTAATCCTATAGGACTTGTTTCAAAGCAGTATGTAGAATCTTTAAATAATTTATATTTAGGTGGAAATACATACATTGGAGGAGATGATAATTTACTAACAGGTTCGTTATTTGTAGCAGGAGCAACTGGTACTGGAGTTGAAATAACTGGTAAAGGATCTTCTGCTATGGTTAGATCTATAGGATATCAAGGATTTCAAAATGCAATTACATATGGAGGTCAATATTCTGGATTTGTAATTTATTCTGGATCTGTGCAAGCTATTTTAGGAGCGGCAGAATCATATTCAGGAGTAGGTTTAGAGCTAGTAGCTAATTCTTCTTCATATTTCAAATACGCCACTGCTAATGGCGGAGTGCTTGATGTTAAAACAAACTCATTCTTTTTAGGAAATTCGTCTTCATATATAGCGTCATTAAACGCATCAATGTCAATATATTCAAGCAATTTTACCTTAACACCTAAAGGTGATGTAACTGCATCTGCTATTTTAGTAACAAAAAATCCTGTTGGGTCCAATCCACAAATAATGATTGACACTAATAATGGTATTTTAGACGCTACAAATTTAGGTAGAACTATATATAGCAGTGCAACAGAATATGTATATGGACCTGATGCGACTGCTCGAGCAAATACATATTACTGGAGTGGGTCAAACATTGAAATTCCATTTCAAGGATTGAAAAATGAATTTCGATATACAATTTACTTTCAACAACAATTAACGACTGATACTAGTGACAGTCAGTTTGCTCGATCTGGGCTGCGCGCAAGATTGTATGCTATAAATTCCGGATCTAATGCATATGACACTTGGTCTTTAATTAGCACTAAAGCTGTAACACCTTTAGAAATAAATTCTGTAGCAACATCTTCAAATGCTATACATTCTGAAGATTATTTAGAATCTACTAGAAGAATTGACGTGTCAGGATCTTTAAATGCATATAACGGTAAAATGTTAAAATTCGTAATTGATTTTTCATTGTTTAATTTTAGCGCCGGTACCTACTCAGCAGTAACAGCTAAATATAAACACATTAATATAATCGGGTCTCGTGGTTTAATAGCAGCGCGAGCTGGATTTGATACAGTAATTAATAGCCCACCAACAGCATAATAATATATTAATTAATTAAAATATAGATATTTATTACAAAAGATAGAAATGGCAATTTCAAATTTAACAACTCAGTATATATCCGCATCGTTTCAAAGCTTAATGCAAGTCTCAAGTTCCGGGCTGATATATAATGGCATAGGAACACAAATAACTACTTTAACTGGATTTAATTTAATTGGAAGTGTTACTGGGTCTGCTACTACAGTTACAACTAACGTTCCTACTACACCAGTTTCCGGATCGATATATTTTAATACTAGCACAGGATATTTGTATATTTACAATGGCACTAGTTATAAATCAAGTTCGTTTAGTTAACATGATAAAAAATATAATAGCGATATATCCTGGTCGGTTTCAGCCTTTTGGTCAACATCACGCTACGGCATTTAAATGGTTTCAAAAAGAGTTTGGAGCTGCCAATGCTTACATTGTAACTTCAAATGTCGTGCAACCCCCAAAGAGCCCTTTTTCTTTCAAAGATAAGCAAGATATAATAAGACAATATGGTTTCGACGATCGACTTGTACAGGTAAAGAATCCATATAAATCGGAGGAAATTTTAAAGCAACTCAATCCTAAAGACACTGCAGTTGTGTTTATGGTAGGAGCAAAAGATATGACTGAAGATCCTAGATTTAAAATAGGAAAAAAAGTAAGTGGAGGTGATTCATATTTTCAAGATTATAAAAAAAACAAATCCAATTTAAAAGGATTTGATAAACATGGTTATTTAATAGTAGCTCCACACGTTCAAATAAATATTCCTGGATATGGAGAAATGTCAGGTACTACATTAAGAAAAGTTTTAGGAGCTAAAAAACCTAGATCACAAAAAATAGAACAATTCAAAGCTATATTTGGTTGGTATGATAAAAAAACTTCAGATATGGTATTTAATAAATTAGAATCAATGAGCGAATCAACTTTATTTTCCAAACAATGGTGGGAAACTTCTTTAGATTTAAATGAAGATAAAAAAGATCCATGTTGGACAGGATATCATCAAGTCGGAATGAAAAAGAAAGGAGCTAAAAAAGTTCCAAATTGCGTTCCAGAACAAATTGAAACTGAATCTATTTTAAAAGAAGGAGGCGCTGGAGGGCATATGGCTCATCCATTTAATATTGATTGGGTAAACACAGGAAAAGATTTAGTAACTGTATTTCAGCAATCTATAAATTATTTAAAAAAAGGGCCTGCATCTGTTAAAATAGACGGAGTCAATGCTTCTATTCGATTAATTACATTAGACAATAAAAAAGTTTATGTAATGGATAGAGGTTCTAATAAACCATTAGATGTTAAAGGTATTACCAAAGCAGAATTAACAGATCGATTCGGAGCTGGACATGGAATGATTACTGTAGGTGGCAAAGTATTAGATATTTTCAACGATTCCATACCAGCTTGTACTCCTGCATTGAAAAAGTTAGGATTATGGGACAATCCAAATATTCTATTTAATATAGAGTATGTAGCAGGATCGACAAATGTTCTAGCTTATGATAAGAATTTTCTAGCAGTGCATGGCTTATTAGAAATAGAGCAAGTAACTCCAACTAAAAGAGCTACTAAAGAAAAATCATATAATAAAGCTGCAATGCAAGATTTGCTAAATAATTTAGCTCCTGTAGCAAATAAAAATGGATATGAAATTTTAGGATCTATACCAACTACATTAGATGGAGCTCCAGATTTACAATCAGAATTAAATACAAAATATACTGTTGTTTACACAGCTGCTGATAAAGAAACTAAAACTCTTTCTCAATGGTTAGCTAAAGCAAAAGTACCAACTTCAAGTATTAAAACTATTGACGGTAAAACAATATCTGCTTTATCTAAAGAAGTTTTAATTAAAATATCAGATAGCATACCATTAGATGAATTCATAGAAAATCCTGAAGATAATCAAGATGCCGTAGATGGATATATTATTTATTTAGCTACTATGAAATTAGGAGATGCTATATTAGATAAATTATCTTCTCCGCTAGGCCCTGTTAGTGAGCATGAAGGAATTGTAATTAGAGATAAAACAATTTATTCTAAACCTTTTAAAATAACCGGTAAATTTATTTTAGGTGGATTGGCCAGTACTTTTAGAAAATAGTATATTTATTAATAAAGTTATGACAAAGTTACAAAATATAAAAGCCATTCGACAAATGTTAGATGGTACCCATAAGTCGCAGACTAAAAAAAATATTGGGTTTAATAGTAATAAGGTTGAACAAAAACGTGAAGTTGGAGAAACGTGGAAAGACGTTCATGGAGTTGAGTGGGAACAAAGAAATGGATTTAAAATTCAAAAAGGTAAACTTGATGAATTACGTGAAATGCTAGCAAAAACAAGAATGCCAGCAGAATGTCCTAAATGTAACCAACCAATGACAAAACGATTAGATAAAAAGTTTTGGGCATTGGAAAAACATTGTTTTGATTGTCAAATAGATTTTGAACATAAACTTCATATTGAAAAAAAATACGAAGTATATGAAAAACAAAAAATGTTAGCTAATGCTGAAGCTTGGTTAAAAGAAGCAGAAGCAGAAGCAATGGAAATAGTAGAAGCATTTCGAAATCCATTGACGTATGTTAATTCAGACGGAACTACTGAAGTTTGGACTGGAGCTGTAAGTAAAGAAGAAATGGCAGATAAAATTGAAAATGAATTTAAACTATTTAAAGAAAATTTTATAAATAAATTGAAGCAAGATAATTATGAACCCGAAAGTATCGAAAGAGTTAAAGAAAGCAACTGAAGACCTTCAAGCTAAAATGCTTGAAATGCAAACTGAAGAAGCTAAAATGCTTAAACTTAAAACTGCATTTGTTAACGAGTCTGATCCTGTAAAGCGTGAGAAGTTGAAAAAAGCTTTGATCGTACAACACAAAATACTTAAAGCTGTAGAAGCCGCTGCTGATAAAGCAGATGTTAATTTCCACAGTATTTTATCTTCAGAGCCTGAAGAAGATGTTCAAGATTTACTTGATCATAAACTTCAAGAGCATGTAGTTAGAATGAGAGTTCGTAAAATAGTTAAAGAATCTATCAAATCACTTAAAAGAAAAAAATAATGATTAAATTAAAAGATCTTTTAAATTTAAAAGAAGCTGTTGAAAAAGTTAAACCAGAATACACTCAAGAAGCTGTGTTTAAATTCTTTGATAAAAATAAAAAGAAATTAAAAACCCTTGCTGATAAAGATGAGTGGGATGAGTTTTATGAACTAGCTTTTATGGAATTTGCCGAAGGCGATCAAGATATGATTGCAACGGCTATGAACAATGCAGCTTTACAAGCTGGATGGTTTGAAAACAATGTAGAAGATTATCGTCAAAGTGAAGCTGAATTAGATATGATGGCAAATGGCACCAAGCAACAACAAAAAGGTGTTGACACTGCTGCGTATGATAAAAAAGCAAAAACTCCTAAAAATACAAAAGAAGATTTAGTTCAACCACTTAAAGAACTAAAAAAAAAGATAGAAGAAGCTGAGTATCAAGGCAGAAAAGTAAATTTAGGAAAACCATTTTATACACCCGGCGGTCCTAGAAAGCGAGCTGTTTATGTTAAAAATGAAAAAGGAAATGTAGTTAAAGTAGGCTTTGGCGAACCAGGAATGAAAATTAAAAAAGACAATCCTGCACGAAGAAAATCGTTTAGAGCTAGACATAACTGTGAAAACCCAGGACCTAGATGGAAAGCTAGATATTGGTCATGTAGAGCTTGGTAATATTATAATAAAATGATAAAATGATAAAATGATAAAATTAAAAACGTTAATACTTGAAGCTGATACTGCAACTATTGCAGCAAATCTTAAAAAAGCTTATATGGCCGGACCAGCAGCAATGCGTGCATATTTAGACGGGCCAGAAGGTTCTTCTGAAGAAGCTAGAGCTTTATTACAAAAGCAAGCTGCTGATAATGACGGAGATGCTGCAGATGATAAAATCACTATAGGTAAAGGCAGTGGCGCTGCAATGGGCTTTCAGCCAACTCAAAATCAAATTGATTTAATGCAGTCAATGTCTTATCCATTAGGTTCAACCAAAACATTTTTACAAGCTATAGACAACCCAACAGCTGCAGGTATTGTTACTTCAGGTAAATTAATTATTGATGGTCATCATCGATGGTCTGGAATGATAGGCATTGGCGGAGACGCTGCTCAAGTAGATAGTACGGACATTCAATGGCCAGGAAAAAATACCAATCAAATTCTTGCAGCAGCTCAATTAACAATAGCAGCTAAATTAGGTGGTACTCAAAAAACTCCATCTCAAAGTGCAGAATTTAATACAAATATTTTAGGGGAGCCCGCAGATAAAATTACTAAAATGATAATGGCTAATCTAGGAAAACGAACAGACAAAAACGCTCCTGGTCCATTGCTTAACAGACGAATGTGTTATGAGATTCTTAAAGATGCAAGTATACTTGCAAAAATTAATAAATGGTCTGGAGGCTCTGTGCAACCACTAAAAGAAATTAGTTTAAAACAAAAAAAAGCTGGTGAGAAAGCAGTAGATGAATTAAGATTATCAATTGCACAAAAAGTAGCAGAAAATTTAGCAGCACTACCAAAAAATGACAATGCTCCCGCTCGCGCAGATATGCCTCAATTTGATGATAAAGTCGGTGGGCCGAAACCAGATACAGTCAAAAGTCCTTTAGAAGCTGGAGAATTTAATGTAACTCCACCTTTTGCAAAAGAATCTATTCAAAATAAAAAAACAATATTAACTAAAAATACAATGAAACAAAAATTAAAAATTTCAATTGCGGATCAAATAGCAACATTAAAAATGAAGCGTACTGCAAGAATTATTTCAGAATCGGAATATCAAAAACAAATTTATTTATTAGAAGCGGGTCCTAATACATTATCTACTTCTGAACCAATGGGTTTAGCAATTCTAGGAGCGCCGGCTGGCGGAAAAAGTTATACAATGAATAAAATAGCTGATTTAGCAGATGACCCTAGAATTTCATCAACTACAAAAAGCGGGCAAGATCTTACCGTAGATAAATTGCGAGCTGAATTTCAAAGTAAAACTGCTAAAGATCAATTAACAGGATTTGTACACGCATTTTATTTATTTAAAGAAAAAGCTAAACAAAATCCAGAACAATTTGCAAAATGGTTTGAAGATATTAGCAAAATGTGGACCACTACATTAGCAAAATCATTACCAGAGCTTAAAATTACTGTTAGTAATGATAAATTAATGTTTGACGGCAAAGATTCTATAGATAATTTAGATATGTTAGATAAATTAGACGCTGAAGCTACGATTTCAAAATTAGATTCATATAATGATTATAAGCGTGTTGTAAGATATTTTCAATCTGTAAAACAAGCAGATGCTATTGATAAACAATTAAATATGTCTTATGACGAAGCTGGAGATGATCCAGGAAAAATTGTTGCTAATATGGATACATTACATAAAAAACAATATGTTACAGATGTTTTTTTAATTCATCCAACAAATATAGCTACTAATTTAATACAAAATTTTTATAGAGTTGTAATGGGAAATGACGGAGGTCGAGATTCTAGTGGCGCTATTATAACAGCATTTAATGATATTGAAAAATCAAAAAACATATATGCTGATAATGCTGAGGAAGTTATAGATGTAACTTCCAAGAATTTAAGTTCGGTTTCTAAAACATTAAAAAATGCAACAGTTGTTGATGATGCTGAAAATGGTGATAAACCTATAGATGTATTTGTAACTGTAGCTCCAATGGAGCCAGAAGAAGCATTTACGACATTTATAGGTAAATTAGATGATGAACAAAAAATAGTATTTAAAGCTTTATTAAAATATAGTGTTAAAGCATTGCAAGGTGTTCCAGCAAATGCTGTTAGTGTTATAAATAATTTAACTAGCAATCTTAAAGATTCTGAAGCTTTAGATATTTTAAAAAAAGCGGCTGCTGGTGAATTAAAAAACGTTTACCAACATGCACATGGAGGCGTTACAGACAAATTAGTTGCAAAAGCTACTACATTATTTAAAGAATCTAAAAATCGTATATTGAATGATTTAGAAACAATACTTCAAGAATCTATTGCAACTTGGAAAAAGAATCGTCGTAAGTAACAATGATTAAGCTAGTAGATTTATTAAAAGAAATATCTGAAGATTCCTATCGCTTAAGTAATGAAATAATTGAAGTGCGTACTGCAATTCAAAAATTCTTTAATGATAATAAAATTACTTTAAAAGCGTTTGTAGATGAAAATAATTGGAATAATTACTATAATATGGCTATAAAAGCTTTTCCAAATTTTAAATCTAGTGATATTGTTCAAGCAATGGGTAATCAAGCGCAAGGAGAAAATTGGTATATTAAATTACCAATTCCAGTATTAAATATGAATACAGGCCCTGCAAATAAACCATTTTTAAACATTGACATTAACAGTGATGTTTTAGAAATTAACGCTGCTGTAGACGATTGGGTTAAAAAAAATAAAAAGCAATTAACTAAATTAGCTGACGAAAATAACTATAAAATGTTTTATCAATTAGCAAAAGATAAATTTCCAAAAGCACAAGAAGATAAATTAGTATATGCAGTTAATACAGCCGCAATTACTTACGATATACATTATGAAATTTCAACCGAAAATTAAATGATTAAGTTAGTAGATTTATTAAAAGAAGCGGAAGGAGAAACTCCTAAATGTCCAATAGCGACTCAAAATATCGAAGTCAATCTTGAACATCGTCAAAAAGCAATTGACGAATATGGATATGGTCCTTTAAATCCTAACAATCCAAATATTAAATTTTGGAAAGCAAAAGCGTCTGAGTGGCAATTAGATTCCATGGAAGAAGCTAAGTCATCTAGATGTAATAATTGCGCCGCTTTTAATATAACTTCTAGAATGCTTAATTGCATTGAAAAAGGAATTACATCAGGAGAAGTTGAAGTTCCAATAGCTAAAAAATCAGTTTCTACCGAAAACACATCTATTAATGAATTTCTTACTAAAGATTTAAACAATTTAAAATCAGCAATAAAAAAATTCAAAATTAAAGTTACCGATTCGAAAATAATTAAAAATATAGAATCTATCATAGCAGCTCAGGTAATAGATCCATATGCTAATATTAAAACTGTTGTAGATCAAATACGTGATTATTTTAAAACTATTAATGGCCCAAAAAGCTATGATGAATATTTACAACAAACATTTGATCAAGCTCTTTATAATAGCAATTTAAAAAAATTAGCTGAAGGTGATGACGTAATTGTAGAACCAGAAACAGATGATACGGAAGGAGCTGCAAAAGACGCTTGGGATACTATTGAAGCTGGAAAATTAGGATATTGCACATTTCTTAAATTTAAATGTGCCGGATCTAGAACTTGCAATTCATGGGTAGTAGGCGGTCCTATTAAAGATAAAAAATAAAATGTAAAAGTTATGCCATTAGTAAAAACATTATTAGAAGCAAAAATATTATTAGCATTTCAAACAGCACAGACAGCAGTAGATGCTAGTTCTGCTCAAAGAAATCTAGCAAATGATTTAGCTACTGCAATTGATGAATATATTAAAACTGCAACTATTATAACTCCTCCGGGACAAGCAATTTCAGGAGCAGGAGGCGGACCGGCGCCAGTAGTTGGATCGACAGTAACCCCTTCGAGCCCAGCTATTATTACTTAACATTACTAGCTTTATATTTATATAATATAAAAGTAATGTTACAAATAAATAAACTTTCAAGTATATTATTAATCGTAATTGCAGTTTTAATTGCAATCATAATTATTACTTCAAATAATTCAAATGAAATAGATAAATATGCAGTACAAAAAATTAAAATTGACAGTTTATCAAAAATTATCAATGTATTAGAACAAGATCAACTTAAATACGATAATACCATTGCAGTTTATAGAGATAGTTTATCTTTAATGGATTCACAAATTGACTCAACAAAAAACAAAATAAAAAAAATACAAAATGATTACGGTAAAAAAATTAAAATTATTAGTAGTGCTAATCACGATGAGCTTAGCGACTTTTTCACAAACAGGTACAAATAAAAAAGTTCATTGTTTTCCAGACAGCGTTGCAAAACAAATTGCAATTGATTTAATAAAAGGCGATTCTGCAAAAGTAGAATTAGCTAAGACTAACATACTAGTAAATCAATTAGAAGAAAAAACTAAAACAAACGATAGATTGGTTACAATGTACGTTAACAAAGTATCTAACTATGCATCGCAAATTGAGTTGTATAGAAAAAAAGAAACTGAGTATCATACCATAGTATTTGGTTTGGAAAAAGATGTTGTTAAAGCAAAAAAAGCAAACAAGTATTTTAGAATAGCAGTATCAGGATTAATCGTAACTACTGTACTAGGATTTACAATACGTTAATAGTTTAGGTTATGGAAGCAAAGTCATTAAAAGAAATAATCAAAGAAGAGTACAAGAAATGTTTAATAGATCCTGTCCACTTCATGAAAAGATTTTGTCAAATTCAACATCCACAAAAAGGAAAAATTCCATTTCATTTATATCCGTTTCAAGAGGAGGCCTTAAGAGACCTACGAGATCATGATTATAACGTCATATTAAAATCAAGGCAATTAGGTATATCGACTCTAAGCGCCGGCTATGCTCTTTGGCTTATGACGTTTTTTGGGGATAAAAATATTCTAGTTATCGCTACTAAACAAGAAGTAGCAAAAAATTTAGTTTTAAAGGTAAAAGTCATGTATGAAAATTTACCATCATGGCTAAAACTACCAGCATCAGAAGATAATAAATTATCATTACGTCTTAATAACGGTTCTCAAATTAAAGCAACTTCATCGTCAGGAGACTCTGGACGTTCAGAAGCATTGTCTTTGCTAATAATAGATGAAGCTGCGTTTATTTCCAATGTAGAAGAAATTTGGATATCATCACAACAAACTTTAGCAACAGGAGGAGGAGCAATTATATTATCAACTCCTAATGGCACCGGTAACTTTTTTCATAAAACTTGGGCAAATGCTGAAAATGGTGTTATTAATGAAAGTACTAAATCAGTTAAATTTAATCCAATTAAACTTCGTTGGGATGTACATCCTGACAGAGATCAAAATTGGAGAGATAGACAAGATGAATTGTTAGGAGCAAAAGGCGCTGCACAAGAATGTGATTGTGACTTTATCACTTCAGGTCATTCCGTAATTGAAGGACCACTTTTAAAATGGTATGAAGAAACTCACGTTAAACCTCCTATAGAAACTCGTGGTCCAGAATCTGGATTATGGATTTGGGAATTACCTGATTATACTAAAAACTACATTGTAGTAGCTGACGTGGCTCGTGGAGATGGAGCTGACTACTCAGCATTTCATGTTATTGACGTTGAATCCATTTCACAAATAGCAGAATTCAAAGGACATATATCTACTAAAGATTATGGAAACATGTTAGTAAACATTGCTACAGAATACAATGACGCTTTGTTAGTAATTGAAAATGCTAATGTTGGTTGGGCATCTATTCAAGTAGCAATAGACAGAGGCTATAAAAATTTATATTATTCTCCTAAAGACAATTCTGTATCAGACGTATCACAGCAATTAGCTAGATATGTTGATTTAAAAGATACTTCACAAATGACTCCTGGATTTACTACATCATCTCGAACTCGTCCTTTAGTAATTTCAAAATTAGACACTTACATGAGAGAGCGACTTCCTATAATACGCAGTAAACGATTAATAGAAGAACTGCAAGTATTTATTTGGAACGGCTCGCGACCAGAAGCACAACGTGGTTATAACGATGATTTAGTAATGGCATTTTCTATTGCATTATGGATGCGAGATACCGCATTGAAACTTCGTCAACAAGGAATGGATTTAAACAGAAAAACTTTAGATTATTTTGGTATGGGAAGAGGTGCATATAATAATACAGCTGGCAATTTAAAAAATGCTGGATGGTCTATGACTACTGGAAAACCGGGAGAAGACCAAGATTTAACATGGTTATTGTAAAATAGTCTTGGTTATTAGGGTTTTAGATATTTATTTAAAATAGCTAATTAAATATGGCAGATAAAACATTATACGGGCGATTAAAACGTTTATTCAATAACAATGTTATAGTTCGTAAAGTTGGTAAAAACCAACTAAAAGTAGTTGATAGTGATCATTTACAATCTTTAGGAAATCCACACAACTCTAAATTTATTGATCGATATACTCGACTTCACGGAGTTCGACCTAATTCAGCAAATACTTACAATCCAAATTACAATTATTTTTCTTCAAAAGTTGAATTATATACAGATTATGAAGTAATGGATCAAGATTCTATTATTGCATCTGCATTGGATATTTACGCAGACGAAACTGTTATGAAAGACGATTTCGGTGATGTATTAAGAATTACCAGTGATAATGATAATGTTAAGAAAATTCTTTATAATTTATTTTATGATGTTTTAAATATAGAATTTAATCTTTGGCCATGGGTTAGAAATATGTGTAAATATGGAGATTTCTATTTACACTTAGATATTCAAGAAGAAATTGGAATTGTAAACGTTACTCCATTATCAGCTTATGAAATTATTCGTGAAGAAGGAATGTCAATAGAAAATCCATATCACGTTGAGTTTAAACAATTAGGTGGAGGAAATATATCATATCAAAATTTTGAAGTAGCTCATTTTCGTTTATTAAATGATTCTAATTTTTTACCATATGGAAAATCAATGGTTGAAGGAGCTAGAAAAGTTTGGAAACAATTAACGTTAATGGAAGACGCGATGTTAATTCATCGTATAATGAGAGCACCTGAAAAACGTATATTTAAAATAGACGTAGGAAATATTCCTCCTAATGAAGTTGATAATTACATGCAACGTATTATTAACCAAATGAAAAAAACTCCTTATGTTGATCCACAAACTGGTGACTATAATTTAAAATTTAATATGCAAAACATGTTAGAAGATTATTTTTTACCTGTAAGGGGTGGTCAATCAGGAACTGAAATTGACACGCTGTCTGGTATGGAATTTACCGGTATAGAAGATATTGAATATCTTCGTAATAAAATGATGGCCGCATTAAAAGTTCCTAAAGCATTTTTAGGATACGACGAAGCTATTACAGGCAAAGCTACGCTAGCAGCTGAAGATGTACGATTTGCTAGAACCATTGAAAGAATTCAAAGGATTGTAATTTCAGAACTTCATAAAATAGCAATAGTACATTTATTCGCGCAAGGATTTACCAATGAAGATTTAGTTAGTTTTGAATTATCAATGACATCGCCTTCGACAATTTATGAACAAGAAAAATTAACTTTATATGCTAGTAAAGTTGATTTAGCAGGCTCAATGATAGAAAAGAAATTAATTTCCAGAGAATGGATTTATAAAAATATATTTAATTTTACTGAAGATGAATCTAAAGATATTACTAAAGAGCTTGTTAAAAATCATCAAGAAGCATTTAGATTTAAGAAAATTGAAGAAGAAGGCAAAGACCCGGCTGATCCTAAAAATCAAGAGCCAGAGAAAAAAGAAGGAGAAGGAGAAGAAGGCGGAGAAGAAGCTGCTGCAAACCCATTTGGAGAAAGTAAAGATCCAAATTTAGAAGAATCTGAAATAAATTTAGACCTTCAAAAAAAATACGATAAAGAAGCGGATAGTAAAGCTAAATCAGAACGCACACCGAAAGGTGGGTGGCCTGGAGCTGGTCGTCCTAAAGAAGGAATAAAATATAATACTCACGAACATCCTAGAGGATATGATCCTATAGGTAAAGTAGCTTGGAAAAATTCTAGAAATGAATCAGCTATGGATACTATTAAAAAATACGGATTAAGTAAATTAATAGTCAAATCGCCGAAAATATTAACAGAATCAAATTCTAGTATGCTAAACGAATCAAATATTATACCAGAATAAAATTAAAAGATTACTATCTCCATATTTATTAGTAAAGAAAATAAAAGCCTTTCTGAATGAAAAATTTAAAGCACTCAAAATTTAAAAATACCGGAGTATTATTCGAATTACTTGTACGTCAAGTAACGTCAGATACTTTAAACAATAGCGATTCAAAGGCAATACCACTTATTAAAAAGTATTTTGCTAAGTCTACAGAATTAGCTAAAGAATTTAATTTGTATCAAACTTTAATTAAAGAAAAATTTACAAAGGAAGAAAAAGCTAATCACTTAATTGAAGCTGTATTACTAGCTAAATCTCAATTAAATCAAGCCGCTCTTAACAGACAGAAATATAATTTAATTAAAGAAATTAAAAATAATTACGTATTAGAAGATTTTTTTAAATCTAAAGTTAATAATTACAA